TACTGTATCGGGTGGCGCAGTAACTGCAGTGACTTTAGTAAACCCAGGATTTTTATATCTTGTGGGCAACTCTTTAAGCGCTGCTACCTCTACAATAGGGGGTACTGGAAGTGGATTCTCAGTGCCAGTAAATAATATTCAAAACGCAGCTGGTACTTCTTGGCTGGGTGATAATTTTGAAAGTGTTTTGTTGTATGGTTCGTTGCGTGAGGCTATCATCTTCCAAAAAGGTGAACAAGATTTAGTTACATATTACGAACAGAAGTACCAAGAATCCTTAGCATTACTCAGAGAATTGGGTGATGGTAAAGATAGAAGAAGCGCATACCGTGATGGACAACTTAGGCTGCCTGTACCTGGACCTGTTAGATAATTTTTTAGGAGCAAAAAATGGCAATTACCCAAGCAATGGCTACATCGTTCAAGGTTCAACTCTTGAATGGTCAGCAAAACTTTTCCGCAAACACATTTAAATTAGCGCTGTACACCAGCTCTGCTAGTTTGGATGAGAACACCACTGCGTATACAACTAGCAATGAAGTAGCTTCTGCTGGTAACTATTCAGCTGGTGGCAATACTTTATCGGTTAGCGTAACCCCAACTAACACTGGAAACGTAGCTTTTATCTCGTTTACTAATAGCTCTTGGGCAAATGCAACGATTACTGCTAATGGCGCTTTGATTTATAACGCTAATTTAGCAAACGCTGCTGTATGCGTATTAGCTTTTGGTGGTGATAAGACATCGACTAATGGTACATTTGCAGTGAACTTCCCAACCGCTGACGCAACCAACGCAATTATTCGTTTGACTGCAAGCTAAGGAGCTGTAAATGGCTCTTGTCTTAAAAGATAGGGTTAAAGAAACCACAACTGTTACCAGTACGGGTACGGCTACCCTATTGGGTGCGGTAGCTGGCTATCAATCTTTTTCTGTTATTGGTAATGGAAATACGTGCTATTACACGATTGCTGCGCAAACTAGCTCAGACTGGGAAGTTGGTATTGGTACATACACTTCTCCTGACCAATTAAGCCGAGATACAGTTCTTTCTTCTAGTAATAGTGGTTCCTCCGTTAACTTCTCAGCGGGCACTAAAGACGTTTTTGTAACACAACCATCATCAAAAGCGGTATACACCGATGCAAGCAATATCATTAATACCTCTGGTAACGCTGCCACAACTGTTACTTTTACTCAAGTTAACACCACAAACTTAGTTGCCAGCACGGTCACTCTAACGGCTGGAACAATTAGCACCAACGCTGCTAATGCCACGGATATTACAAACAAAGCCTATGTAGACGGTTTAGTTACCTCTGGTATTCATTTTCACGAACCTGTTTTAGTTGAAGAAGATATAGCTTTAGACGCTGTGTATGTTCAACCAAACGGTGCTAGTAATGGTGTAGGTGCAACACTTACAAATAACGCTGCTAATGCTGCTCTTGTTGTTGATGGTGTAAGCGTATCTAACACAGCCCGTATTTTGGTATATGCACAGGCTAATGCGGTACAAAACGGTGTATATACAGTTACTAATCCAGGTAATGCTTCTGCACAGTGGGTATTAACCCGTGCAACCGATGCCGATACATTTGGTTTGACTAGTCCTGATAATTTAGGAGAAGGTTCAACTTTCTTTGTATCGTCTGGTAATACAGGCGCTGGTCGGACGTATACATGTAATACAACAGGCACAATTACATTTGGCACTACAGATATTACGTTTGCGCAAATTAGCTCTTCCCAAATTTACTCTGCTGGTACAGGTCTTAATCTTTCTAACTTGGTATTTAGCATTTCAAATACCACAGTTACTGCCGCTACTTATGGCGATAGTGGCAACGTTGCTCAAGTTACAGTTAATGCTCAAGGTCAACTTACCAATGCAGCCAACGTAGCTATTAATGCTTCTAGTATCACAGTTGGTACTTTAGCCAATGGTAGAACAACCGCCGCTTCCGCTAACGGAGCAAGCACAATCGTATTGCGGGATTCTAACGGCTCGTTTAATGCCAATGTAGGAACCTTCACAACCGTCAATGCAACCAATGGTAACTTCACCAATATCACAGGTAATGCCGTTGCTCTAACGGCTATCAATGCTTCTAACGTCACCTCTGGTACTTTAGATAACGCCCGTACTACAGGTAATACAGCAAATAGCGCAAGCACAATAGTCCTTCGGGATGCTTCTGGTAATTTTGGGTCTAACGTTATTAGCGCTTCTTTGTTTAGTGGTGACGGCTCAGGCATTAACGCCATTAACGCCAGCAACATCTCATCTGGAACCATAGCTAACGCAAGAACTACAGCGGCTTCTGCTAACGGGGCTTCTACTATTGTTCAGCGTGATTCAGGCGGTAGCTTCACTGCTAATACAGGTACGTTTACCTCTGTTTCTGGTAATGGCGTAGCCTTAACCGCTATTAATGCATCTAACATTGCATCAGGGACTATTGCAAATGCAAGAACGACTGCTTCTTCTAGTAATGGCGCTAGTACTATTGTTCTGCGGGGAGCTTCTGGTGAATTTGCTGCTGGGGCAATAACAGGTACATCTTTTTCTGGTAACGGCTCTGCTCTTACCGCTATTAATGCTTCGGCAATTACTACGGGAACTTTAGACAATGCCAGGACTACTGCTGCTTCTGCTAATGGAGCTTCGACAATTGTTGTTCGTGATGCTAATGGTTCCTTTGCTGGGAATGTAATTACAGGTACTACGGGAACTTTTACTTCGGTTTCTGGTAATGGCGTAGCTCTAACTGCAATTAACGCTTCTAACATATCTAGTGGAACTATAGCTAACGCAAGAACAACCGCAGCTTCTGCTAACGGAGCTTCGACAATTGTTGCTAGAGATGCAAACGGATCGTTTACGGCTAACGTAGTTACTGGTACGACTGGAACTTTTACTAGTGTGTCTGGAAACGGGGTTGCTCTTACAGCAATTAATGCTTCTAACATCTCATCTGGGACCATAGCTAACGCTAGAACGACGGCTTCTGATGCAAACGGCGCTTCTACAATTGTTTCTAGGGATGCTAATGGGTCGTTTACTGCAAACATTATTACGGCTAACGGTTCTGCAATCAGCGCTATTAATGGATCAAACGTCACCACAGGTACGGTTGCTAATGCAAGAACCACTGCAGCCAGCGCCAATGGCGCAAGTACTATTGTTGTTCGTGACGCAAACGGATCATTCGCTGGAAACGTCATAACAGGAACTACTGGTACGTTCACTTCAGTATCAGGTAATGGTGTAGCGCTTACAGCCATCAATGCTTCAAATATATCCAGCGGGACCATAGCAAACGCCCGTACAACCGCTGCGTCTGCTAACGGAGCTTCGACTATAGTAGCCCGTGATTCTAACGGATCTTTCACTGCAAACGTAGGAACATTTACTAGTGTGTCTGGAAACGGTGTAGCCTTAACCGCAATTAACGCTTCAAACATTTCGTCTGGAACCATAGCTAACGCCCGTACAACCGCTGCGTCTGCAAACGGTGCTTCAACAATCGTATCTCGTGATGCTAACGGGTCATTTACTGCTAACGTAGGAACATTTACTTCTGTATCGGGTAATGGCGTAGCCTTAACCGCAATTAACGCTTCAAACATTTCGTCTGGCACTATAGCTAACGCAAGAACGACTGGCAATACGGCTAATAGTGCAAGTACATTGGTGCTGCGTGATGCGTCAGGTAACTTTGCTTCTAACGAAATTAGCGGTCAGGAAATGATTGCTACAAACGGCTTATTTGTAAACAGCTTAACAATATCTTCTAGTTACAGTATTCCAGCAAACTCTTCGGCTGTGTCGGTTGGGCCTATCACTTTAGCAAACGGCGTAAGCGTAACTGTGCCATCTGGTGGTCGCTGGGTCGTTTTATAAGGAATCATTATGAGCATCATACTTCAAGGAAGTACTTCAGGTAGCGTTACATTACAAGAACCAGCCGTTGCTGGTACTACTGTATTAGACTTACCAGCCACAAGCGGAAATGTTGTTGTAGATTCAGCTACTCAAACGCTTACAAATAAAACTTTAACAAGCCCAACAATTGGCGGAACTCCTACAGGTGTAGGTGTTTTAACTAGAGGAACTGTTGTTACAGCAAGCGGAACTTCTGTTGACTTTACTAGTATTCCTAGCTGGGTAAAACGAGTTAGCGTTGTTTATTCAGGTTTAAGCACAAATGGAAGTAGTGCTTTATTAATTCAATTGGGTGATTCAGGTGGAATTGAAACAACTGGCTATATAAGCACTTCAGTTACTACTGATAGCACAGGTGGTACTGCTGGTACGAGCTCAACAAGTGGTTTTGTAATATGGCAAGATAGTGCAAGTTACGCAACTCAAGGAATAGCAACAATTATTAATATTACAGGAAATAACTGGGTGCTTTCTCAAGCTGGTAGATTGCTTTCTACGAATGTTACTACTAGCGGTGGCGATAAAACACTTTCAGCAACTCTTGACCGAGTCCGCATCACCACAGTAAACGGCACAGACACTTTTGATGCTGGTTCAATCAACATTCTTTACGAGTAAATCATGGACAGAATAGAAATGAATGTGATTACTGGTGAGCGTAAGGTAGTTGAACTAACTGCTGAGGAAGTAGTACAGGCACAAGCCCAGTACGCAGCGTGGTTAGCAGCACAGCCAACCAAAGAAGAACAGATTGCTAAACTGCAAGAGCAGATTGACGCATTAAAAGGAGTGTCATAATGGCTGTCACACTAAATGCGAGTACAACCACAGGGCTGGTTCAGAGTGCTGATACAAGTGGAATTATTACTCTACAGAACAATGGCACAAACGCAGTAACTGTTGATAGCGGTAATCTTCAATTTAATTCAGGCTATGGCTCAGTAGCTACTGCATACGGATGTCGTGCATGGGTTAACTTTAATGGTACTGGTACTGTAGCTATTCGTGCAAGTGGTAATGTAAGTTCTATTACTGATAATGGTACTGGTAATTACACGGTTAATTTTACAAATGCTATGCCTGATGCAAATTATGCAGCCAGTTATTCTGCTGCAAGACCATCGTATACTGCATCCGATATTACTTTGGCTATTACTGCTGCTCCAACAACTTCAGCATTACAAATTACTACAATGAATGGTGCAGGAACGGCTCAAGACAACTTAATTGTGTCTGTTTCAGTATTCCGCTAATCAGGAGAAATTATGAACCAACGAATTATTTACCCTAATGACAATGGTGGTGTAGCAATCTTGATACCAACTCCTGAGTATTTGGTTGACCACACAATTGAAGAATTAGCGGCTAAAGATGTGCCAGCTGGTAAGCCATTTAAGATTGTAGATGTTGCCGACATCCCTACAGATCGCACATTCCGTAACGCATGGGAGTATCAAGAATG